CACACCAATACGGATCAATGAAAATCAATACTGGCCAGGCGATTGGCATGACTGGGGTTTCTTCCTGTTCCGTCCATACAAGAAAGGAACCGTGCATTTTGAGTTCAAAAATCAGGAAGTATGGGCTGCGCTGAACGCCCGCTATGCACGAATCAAGGGCCAAGTGCTCCCTGAAAACCTGCGCACTAAGCGCAAAAAACAACCTGTATCCGCTTAGCTTTTATGACTGATCTCAATGCAACCCTGGCTGAACGTGGCAGCCGTTACGGCGACTTTATGGGTCATGCCAAGGTAACGCAACACTTGAAGGCTGTGATGATCGTACATCTCAGAGAGCGCAACAAAGAACTTGCTCCGGATCAGTACGAAGCCCTTGACATGATCTGCCACAAAATCGGGAGGATCATCAATGGCGACCCAGATTACGCTGATTCGTGGGTTGACATAGCAGGCTATGCGCAGCTGGTGGCCAATAGGTTGAGTGGTGAGGGTGTGCAATAAATGACCCCTATCCAGATCCGCACTCTGTTATGCTTGCTGTTGCTGACAGGCTGTGCATATCCGCATCAACACCAGCGTGATGCACAACCGCTGAAATCAGCATCTATTTCCCCCTCCACATCAACTGATGACCCGATGACCCCCATCATTCCTGTCAGCATTCCTGCCCCTTTGGGGATCTTAGGTGTTGCTGCAATGTTCACCACTGCCCGTAGTCTGCGGAAGCGCATTAAGGAGGGGAAAAGGTGAATTATCAAACCAGGCTCAATGTTGCCCAGTGTGCTACTGCAAGGGCGCACATTTATGGAGCAGAATCTATGCTGCTGCAGAAGGAATCTGAGAAGATGTTTACGGCAGGTGCTGAGCCCAGGCTAATTGGGGCAGTCGTTACGGCAGAGCAGGCGGCACGGCGGCGCTACTGGCGGGAGCAGGCGGCAGCGGCGACGTTGGCTGGTTTGAGCTGGCCTGAGGCTCACAGGCTGGGGGGCGGGGCGTGATGGCTGTTCCGTACTGCAGCGAAGGCAACAGCGACCGCAATCCGCCTAACCAACATCCGATCAGCCCGCCGCCGGAGCTGGTGGTGCAATGGTGTGAGGAGGCTGTTGATCATCTGGGGCGGTGGCCTACCGGGGGGGAGCGGATCAGCGCCCCCCGGCCCGGCCGTCGAAGCCGAGCTGCGTCGCCGGGGGATGGGGTGATGGAAATCAGCAACCAGCGCCTTCGCAATCTCACCACCCTCAGGCTTCACACCTGCATGGGAGACATCTACTCGGATCTGGAACTGATCACCGGAGAGCAGGGCCTGATGACCCACATGCTTCCCCGAGTGAGCAGAGCGATAGAGCCTTGGCTGCGGCGGCACGTTCCCGATCCTCGCTTCTGGGACGGAGAGCACGACCCGACCCATGACGGCACGACCGAGCTGCCTGAGCCATCCGCAGGCGACAGGCATCAGATGTTGCAGGTCTACCTATCGCAGCCAGATCCGCTCGCCGGAAAAGATGTTTTGGTTGTGAAGATATGACCCCCACCGCCCAATGGGGCGCGGATTGGGAGCTAAAAGCGTGCTGCAAGTGGCTCAAAGATGAGGCTTGTTTTGAGTATTTATCGAAAGATCTCCGCGCCGCCCGACGCCCCGCCCTCCAGCCTGTGAGCCTGAAGACACCATTAAAGCCATTCAAGATCCGAACTCTTATGACTAACCCCAAAAGCATTTTCACAACCTGGCACACTCCAACAGAGGAGTTGATTGAAAAATGGATGGCTGAAATCTGGCATGAAGGCACGCCTGTTCGGATCACCGCAAGCGATGTCTACATCGCCAGTCAATCAGCTCAATGGGGATACAAACAAAGGGACATAGCAATTCAACAATGGTTTACCCAGGTAACCAGCGAGGATCTGCTTGAAAATCTTCAGGAGCAAGCAACCTGCATCCTCAACGAAATGTTTGCAGCAAGGGATTTGGCAACTGAGCTAGACAAGCCACCCGTGATTGATCCCTACCTAGAACAGCTCCTGCGGCTTGTAGAAACCCATATCCGCATGGAAGACTTGAGGAAGGCATCGGCGGAGGTGAGCCATGGAATTTGACATCCCCGCAGGTTTCCCAACAGATCGCCATGTCACCGCCCAAGAATCACTAGAAAACTGGGGGCCTTTGCATGTGTTTGATGCGAATGGCATTCAGATTAAAGACACTACTTCTGTTTGTGTTTCAACGGGTGAAGTGCTCGTTTACGTCTTGCGAAATCCGTGGGAGCCCAGTCGTTTGCTGGAAGTTCCAATTAAGTACCCCGCCCCCTTATCAGTGAGGCCAGCAAAATGAAAGACGACACCGGCAAATGGATCAAACCCGAGAAACTTGCGGAGCTACTTTTGGCGCTTCCGGCAGGTTCGCGTATCTACCCGAATGGCGTAGGCGACTTGTCTATCTATGATGAGGCTGATGTTGACAACATTGGCATTGGCTGGATAGACATCATGAACGAATCAATCCTCTTTTTTGATGAGGAGGACGAACAATGACTGACTGGAAGGCCCGTTGCGCTGAGCTGGTGGATGCGATTGGATCACTCGTCGGAGGTGTCCATTGCGGCCATTATCAGCAGCGCGATATGTGGAAATGCCGAGAGATTTTTAACCGCATCCGCGCTGAGCTGGATCAGCCTGAGCCGAAGGGGTTGACGGATGAAGAGCTAACCAGTTTTGCGACTGAGTGGTGGGCTTCGTTTGCCTATCTTGAACGCGGCGCAGACGAAGCAACACCCATCAATACTATTATCCACAGTTGGCATTTTGTTGACTTTCTAAAAGATGCGATCGCCAGCCTCCCTATTGGTGAGGCCAGTGACCAATGACCCTCCCCAATGACATCGCCCGTTGCCCAGGTATCGGCTACGAAGAGGACGACGGATTCTACTGGCGCGAGGGTTGTGAGGATTGCCTACGCCGCACATCTCCCGGCGGCACCAGCAAGATCGAACCACCGTCCATCATTGTGTTTGAGTGTGAATACAGGATTGATCCTTGACGGGAAAACTACTTGGCAAGGGCTGAAAGGGTTGACCAAAAAGGTTCCAGGCTGGGGTTTGGGCCCTGTTCGCATCATTGAAACACGCACAAAACAAGGGCAGCAGCAAGCGCTGATCTGTCCTGATGGCCACGAAGCACCCTTCTGGATTGATCTCCAGCAGGTTGCCCAATTCAAGGGCAGAATAATCTATACTGAAGCAGATCCCTGTCCAGATACGGATGAAAACTAAAGCATCAACGCGGATCAGGATTTTTCCTTCGCTCTCTTCAATCAGTCAGCCGCTGGTGATCCGTCAGCCAGAAGTAAAGCCCGTGGCTGATACGCCTCGCAAGATCTGGAGCAAGCTCACCACACGTCACCTGGCTCAGAAGGTTGCAGGGCGCATCAGGAGGATTCGTAAGCCATGACAAACGCCGCCACCGATCCAAAATTCACGCGGGAACAGGAAATACAAATGGCATTGTATTCGGACAAGTCCGCCCTTGAAAGATATACTAGCGATATTTACACTAAACGCGCAGTTATGCGGGATGAACTACAAAGAAAGGAAAGTGAAGTGGAAAGCCTAAAGGCAAGCATTGCCGAGCAAGACTTAGCATTGGAAGAATTAAATCACTACTACCTAGCACATGCGAAAAACTACAACCCATTCGAGAGGATTGGTAAGCCATGAGTTTAGGACTTGACGCTAATCGTCTGGCGATTGACCGTGTTTACCTAAATGAATGCACGGTTAAAGCATATCAAGAGCGTGCAAGGTTGAAAAATAAGCGTGATGCAATGGGTGATGCGCTAAGCAGTGGCCACGTGAAGTGGGTAAGACAGTATCCGGCAAACCCTCCTTCGCGGGAAAAGAAAGGGAGCTTGTGCTATCAGTTGTCCAGATAGCGAAACCCCGCCAGCAGACAGAGCGGCGACGTGCTAAACAGTACAAAAAAACTACTTCCATCCTCTTTCGACCCATGGCCGACCTCCTAGTTCCACTCGCAGCAGCCAACTGGTTTATATCTAAAGCCAAAGAGAGTGGTGAGCGGGTAACAGCCATGAAGCTCCAGAAGCTTATTTATTATGCTCACGGGTGGTGCCTTGCCCTTTACGGTAGGCCTCTCGTCAACGAGCAGGTTGAAGCCTGGCAATATGGCCCCGTTTTCCCTAGCGTTTATCGATCTGCAAAGGGTTATGGCAGCAGCCCAATTGACAATCTTTTAGAAACATTTTTTGGCGACAGCCCAGAAATCCCGAGAGATGACCCGAGAATTCCTCTATTCGAGAGGATTTGGGAGATTTATGGAAAGTTTACCGCATATCAGCTTTCGAATATGACGCACGAGCCTGACACCCCCTGGCATAATACCTGGGCTTCGTGTCAAGGAAGGAGGGGTACAGACATACCTGATGAGTCGCTCAAACGGTATTTCCAAAGTAAAGTAAAGCAAGCTTAAAGGCCATGGGAAGCCAGGACTTTGACCCTAAAAAGGTTAAAGAGATTCCAAGCCTCCTGGAGGCACCACCAGATGTTCCGAGCACTGAAGCAGCACTAGAGAGTGAATCACTCGAAAATGAGACATAAACAGAAGCCTTGCAGAATTAGATGAATGGCTGCTAACGCTTGAGCACTTTCATCGTGAACACGCCCACGAAATTGGGCCTACAGAAGTGGAAAAGCTAACCACCAACGAATGGACAGTCAACAGCAGCAAATGACCCTACTCAATGACCGCCAGATTGCTGCCCTAGCTCAGCAGGGCATGATCAGACCCTATGAACCTAAGCTAATTCGATTGGCAGAGCATCAGACCATGCCACGGCGGGTGATCTCCTACGGCCAATCCTCCTACGGCTACGACCTCAGACTTTCGCCCAAGGAATTTTTGCTTTTCCGTCATGTGCCAGGCACCGTGATGGATCCCAAGAATTTCAACCCACGCAACCTAGAGCCTGCTGAGCTGCAGAGTGATCACAATGGGGATTTCTTTATCCTGCCGGCGCATTCTTATGGGTTGGGGGTGGCACTTGAATGGCTAGAGATTCCTGCTGATATAACCTGTCAATTCATCGGAAAAAGCACTTACGCTAGGTTAGGTGTCATTGCAAATCTTACGCCCGGCGAAGCAGGATGGAAGGGGCACTTGACTTTAGAGTTTAGCAATGCCTCTGGCGCGGATTGCAGGATCTACGCAAACGAGGGGATTGTCCAAGCCTTGTTCTTGCCGGGTGAACCGTGCCAGACAAGCTATCAGGATCGGCAAGGCAAATATCAGAACCAGCCCGAAGCGGTAACACTGGCGAAGGTGTGATGTGATGGTTAGGCCTAAAACTCTGACCTACCAAGGCAAATCCTTAACCATAAAAGAATGGGCAGAAAAATATGGCATAAACGAAAAAACAATCTATGAACGCTTGCAAAGAGGTTGGCCTATTGACCAAGCATTGACCAAACCATCTAAACCATTTAATCCACGACCATCACGTTTTCTCACTTATCAAGGCGAAACGTTATGCTTGGCCGATTGGGCCAGAAAAACTGGAATAAGCAAGCAGTTAATACGCTATAGGCTTGAAAAGGGGCTGCCTGCAGACCAAGTTCTAAATCCTGTAATATCGCAGATATTTTACGATGTTAGTAACATTAACCGCAAGCTAACTGTGGAACAAGTAAAGGCTATTAGGTCTGGCAATCAAACAAATCGGATTCTTGCTGAAAAGCATGGCGTAACAATAAGTGCGATTAGCAAAATAAGAAATAAGCAACGTTGGAGGTGGGTTGAATGAACCGCCTTGACATGCTGACCGCCAGCACGGAAGCTACTACAGCCTGGAGGGCTGTGCAGGCTGGCTGGAAGGCGGATATGGCTAAGCCTGTTCAGATCGACTTCCAAGACCTATCAAGCGACCTCTACACAAGCCTCAGCGAGCCTCAG